TCGGCTCGCTGTGCAATGGACGCTTTAGGCGTTCAGTGGTGCGTAGCCAAACCTTTGCTTGTAGAAATACAGGCTTCGGTTTTGGACTGCGGACTAGAGTACTCTATAGGACGACTCAAGGAATTGAAGCAATTGTATATTGCTAAGCTTTCCGGTAATGCCCATAAACAAGGCAAATCCTGGATCGCTTGTCGTGGCGATGGTCTGCCAAAGGGACACTTCGGTGTTCTGATGCGTACCTATCCTCCAGAGGTGGTTCTCAACGTGTTGAATGTTTACCATTCTTACGTCTTTGACAAGGTAACAGAGTGTCAATGGAAGAAATTCCTTGATTCTGCTACTGCTGAACCGACTAGTCCTAGCAGTGTATCTGTCAGCATACCCAAGGAGGTCAAACCTTGGGATTATAGTCGGCCACCTTACCAGGTGGCAGACTACTATGCTGCCTTTAGTGCAGGTCTCCAAAAGCTCACCCTGACAAGGAGTGATGGCGCTCGACGGCGCTATGTGTCTGTCCAAGAGCAATCATGGATTGACACATGCTTAGGAGTTGGAACTGCCGGTGTCTGGGCTGCGGAGTACATCCCGCAGCTCCGTGTTGTGGTTGGAATGTCACCCAAACCACGTGTGCGTAAGCACCACCGTGATAGAGTTGTAGGTCGTCTCTCATACACTCAAGAGACGGGCGGGAAACTCAGGGTATTTGCTATCCCTGAATTACCGTGGCAAGCACTGCTCGATCCATTGAAGCAGTATTTGTTTCGCCAACTAAGGACAATCCGTGAGGATTGCACCTTTGATCAGGACTCAGGTGTAACCTGGGTCAAGGATCAACTATCGCAAGGAAAGGTTGTTCACTCGGTGGATCTGAGTGATGCAACGAATCACTTTCCTTGGTTCCTCCAAAAGGACCTGCTCCAGAGTCTTAAGGTACCGCTCATGTTCCGTGTTGCTATGGAACGGGTTGCCAAAGGGGAATACATAATCCCTCTGGATGTACCCTCCATCCCTGGTGAGGGGTGGAATGATGGTGTTCGGGTCATGCAATTCCGAAAGGGGCAACCCTTAGGAGCTGGCCCGTCCTTCGCGTTATTTGCGTTGGCTCACCATTGCGTGTTGAGAGGTTGTCCCGCTTTCCGAACTGGTGGAGACCAGTATAGGATATTAGGGGATGATATTGTCATTTCTGACAACAACCTCGCAAACGAGTACCGCCTTCTGCTTAAGGAACTTAACGTTCCGGTAGCAGAGGCTAAGACTATCGTCTCTGATAAACTAGCAGAGTTTGCTGGTTGGGTGGTAACACCCAGCCAGAGCTACAAACCCTGGAAGTGGTCCAAGATTAGTGATAAGAATTTTATCACGGTCCTGAACCAGTTCAGACGGTTCCCTGCGAAACTACTCACC